ATTGCCTTCAATTTGCATTGCTAGATCTTTTGAAATACTGGAAGAACTTTAATCCAGATTATCCAAATGCATTTGCATACTTTACAGAAATCGCCAAGCGTGGTTATGCTAAAGGATGGAACAAACTGCATCCAGTAAAATATAAAGACACAATGTCCATCGATAGAGCTGGAGCTAACAGTGGCGAAGACGGTGGATTGTTTTCAATCTAATGTCAATTAAAAGAGTAAAGCCAACCCAAAAATCCGGATTTGTACAGGGTTATTTTACGCCAACTAATTTAGCAAAATACGTTGGTCCACAGCCAATTATTTATAGGTCATCATGGGAACGTAAGTTTATGATGTGGTGCGACCGAAATGAAAATGTAATTATGTGGTCCAGCGAACCTATACAGATACCATACTGGTCAAAGCTCCATAATAAGCAACGTAATTACTTCCCAGACTTTTATATAAAGATACTTAAGAACGATGGTTCAATTGGGCACATGATTATTGAAATCAAACCAGAGGCCCAAATTAAAAAACCAAAGCCACCGACAACTAATAGTCAAAAAGCGCTTAAGAACTATAAGTTCCTTGCAGAACAGTATGTAATTAATAGGGATAAATATATTGCGGCACAACAGTTTGCTAATGAACGTGGTTGGAAATTCGCCGTAATGACAGAAAAATCTCTGAAGTAATGGGTCAAATTAAGAAAGACATTGCTGATAAAATAAAAACAGCTGGTTCTAAATCAAAGGCAATTAAAGGTGCCACTGATTGGTATTCAACAGCACTCAAAACTTTCTTAGATAAATCTGTTGCAAAAGATGGCGGCAGATTTGTACCTGGTAAAATATATGTATTTAGGTACGACAATCCGGTAACAGAGACTTTACAATGGTGGGATAAGAACCCTGTTGTATTGGCGCTCGATCCTTATAATAACAACGATGTTGGCATTAATCTTAATCTGCTTCCACAGAAGCTAAAAGAAACATTACTCGATGATGTGCATATAAGATTAAATGGCCAGATTAAAACCAATGAAACTCGTGCCGCAGAAAACGCCAAAGCGCAAGGACAATTAAGACTTTCTTATGAAGGTGCTAAGCGTTATCTCGATAAGTATGGATTTGGTTTTGCAATTAGACAATATATCCCCGGCATAAAAAAGAAACAAGCCGTGGTGTCTTATGAAAACTGGGCAAACATTGTGTTGTGCGACTTTGCTGACCTACAAGGTATTACTAAAGAACAGTTAGAATCGCTCTACAAAAAGTATTATAAGAGTAAGAATATATAAAGAAATTTAAAGCAGTTAAATGGCAGGTTTTGTAAATGATAAAAATGGACCTCTTTCTTATGGTAAGAGGCCATTCACATTAAGTACCGCTCTTAAGAGCTTATCGTCGTTTGGTATGTACTACGACGACATGGTACTGCGTCAGTCTCAGGCCATCGGTCCAACTGAGGATGCCCTAGGGTATGGTCAGATGAATATGATGGGTCTTGACAATGATGATATTTATGGTGCATTCGCGGCGTTGTCAATGACTGACACCAATATGCGAAAGTCAATCCCTCTATTTGATAGGGATTACCCATCTAAGAGAGACGAACTTAGAAGGTTTGCATTACATGATGAGATTGAGGATATCCTTGATATTCTTTGTGATGAGACAATTGTATATGATGATAAAAACTTCTTCTGTTATCCAGACATTATTGGTCTAGATGTTTCAGATGAGGTTGACAATTATTTTAAAAGAGCTTTCCGCCAAATCTACCAATACTTTGGTTTTAATGGCGATCAATCAGCTTGGTACTTTTTCCGTAAGTTTCTTATTGATGGTTATCTATCATTTGAAATTATTTACAATGAAAATCAGGATGAGATTATTGGTTTTAAGGAAATAGATCCTATCACACTAATGCCGGGCTTTAATAAAGAAGACGGTAAGAAGGTTTGGATTCAGTTTAAGGACCAGCCAATTAAAGAAAGGGTCCTATACGATTCACAGATTCTTTATATTTCTTATTCATCAATCACAACGGTTTCAAGGGTTTCTTATGTTGAGCGTCTTATTAGAGCGTTTAACTTGCTTAGAATCATGGAACATACACGTGTTATTTGGGCGGTGACTAATGCTTCATTCCGTATGAAGTTTGTTATCCCAATGGGTGGTAAGTCTAAGACAAGAGCAAAACAATCTCTTGCACAATTAATGCACAACTACAAAGAGGTAGTTGATTTTGATTGGGAATCTGGTTCTCTAATGACAGACGGTAAGCCAATGCTTCAGTTCTCTAGAGAATACTGGTTACCTTCTAAGGACGGTGAGACGCCAGAAATTGAAACACTTGGCGGTGACGGTCCAGACCTATCTGATGTTGAAGCACTAAAGTACTTCTCAGATAAACTAAAGCACGTTTCTAAAATCCCATACAATAGATTTATGTATGAAGACGGTGGTGGTGATTTCAACCTAGCCGCTGATGGTATGATCAGAGACGAAATTAAATTCTCTAAGTTTGTAAGAAGACTACGTTCTGCTTTCCAAGAAATTCTTGTTAAGCCAATGTACTTACAGATGTGCCTAAAATATCCTGAATTTGCAAATGATCCGCAGTTCAGAACACAAATCGCCCTAAGATTTAATGAAGAGAACATGTTTGCTGAATTGAAGCACATGGAAATCATGGAGCGTAGATTAGACTTTATTGGTCAAATGCGCGATAACCTAATGATTACTGACCCAGTAACCATGGAAGAAGAATACTTCTTTGATATGAACTTCTTAGTTGATAAGTATCTAAAGCTTTCTCCAGACGATAAGGCGGCAAATGATGCTTATAAAGCTAGAGAAGAAGAGGCAAAGGCCGGTGAAGAACCAGCTGATCCAATGGGAATGGGCATGTAAAAACAAAATATAAATTAATATGAGATCATTTATCAAAACATTTGAACAATTTGTCGCAGAAGAAGCGATTAATGCAGGTCCTGAATCTGAGGTTGTAATTGACGATATGATTACACATAACGGTACTGAAATTTCTTCTGAAGAAATCCTAGGTATTGTTATTTCTTCTGACAACGACAAACAAGTTGAAGATAAGATTCGTGAAAAGTATGGTGAGCTTGCTTTTTCAACTGAAGATATCTCTAAAGTCATTTCTTATTATAATGACTATAATGCTGAGATTAAAGAAAAAGAAAAAGAAGAAGAAAAAGAAGCTGAAGGTGGTGAAGGTGACGATCCACTAGCTGGAATCTAAGAAATTAAATCAATAAAAAATTAAATTTCTTGTTTTTTAAAGCTGATATATAAACAAACATACTATTAGATTCATGAATCATAACAATAATCTACTAATTCTAGAGAGATCTTCGGCAACGTTAAGCTCTAAGTCTAACGATGGCGCATATATCTTAGAAGGTATTTTCGGTGAAATCGATAAGAAGAATAAAAACAATCGTATCTACACTGAAGACGAATACGTTCCACAGATTGAAGCTCTTCAAGAAAAAATCAAATCATCGAAGCTACTTGGTGAACTAGATCACCCGGCTAAATTCGATATTTCTTTAAAGAATGTTTCTCACATTATTGAGGAACTTTACTACGATAAAGAGGCAAAGCAAGTTAGAGGCAAAATTAGACTTCTAGACACTGATGCTGGTAAGCAAGCGAAAGCGCTTGTTGATGCAGGTGTTCCTTTACAGATTTCATCAAGAGCTGCCGGTGAGGTTAGCGAAAGTGGTCAAGTTAAAATTAAACAACTTTTCACTTATGATCTTGTTGCTGATCCAGGTTTTGCAAATGCAGAACTAAACAGGGTTAATGAATCTTATGGCTTTGCGGCGGATGATAATATTCAAATCTTTGAAATTACGCCAGATTCGCTAGTTACAGAAACTGAAAAAATCTCAAATCAAAATAACGAAAATAAAATCATGGAAAATCAAGCTAGATTTGTAGCGGTTGAAGATTTCAATAAGTATTCTGCGTACTTAGCTGAAGAAATCAAGGCGCTTAAAGAATCTCTAGCAGGTACTTCTACTGATAACATTGAAGAGAAACTAAATGCTCTGACAAGTTACGTAGAACACGTTGCTGAGAGAGCTGATAAAGGTATTCAATACACTGAGTACATCGCAGAAAACCTAGACAAGTCAATCGACTATTCTAACTATGTTGCTGAAAAGGTAGACCAATCAATTTCTTACACAGAGCATGTTGCTGAGGCAGCTTCAAATGTTAAGGAATATGCAAACTACCTAGCTGAAGCAATGAACGAAGGTGCTGCAGATTACGAAAACGTAACTAAGTACCTAAACTACTTAAAAGAAAACGTTGAATCAATTTCACAATACGCTGATTACATCGCTGAAACAATTAATTCAAATCTAATCATGGAAGAAGAATCTGCTGAAGGTGCTAAGAACATGGAAGAGATTGAAGACGAAGAAGTTGTAGCTGGCGACAATTCTGCTGAAGGTTCAGTAGAAGGTGAAGACGCAGGTGTTGAAGCAACTGACATGGACGCTGAAGACATGAAAGATGTTACTGGCGAAGAGAAGGTTGAAGATGCTGATCAAGAAATGCCATCTGAAGAAGATGCAATGACTGAAGAATCAGCAGAAGGCGCAAAGGATGTTGAAGAAATTGAAGACGAGAAAGTTGAAGCTGGTGATAACTCAGCTGAAGGTTCTGTTGAAGGTGAAGACGCAGGTATTGAAGCAACTGACATGGATGCTGACGATATGAAGGATGTTACTGGCGACGAAAAAGTTGAAGACGGTGACAAGGAAATGCCATCTGAAAATGATGTAATCACCGAAGAAGAGTCTGAAGAGCATGAAGCATCAGAAACTCCTGAAGAAGAAGCTGAGGAAGAAGCTAAAGAAGAAGATGCAATGGAAGCATACAAGAGAGAAATCTCTGAGAAGCTTTCTGTTCTAATCAACAAAGCTACTGAAAAGAAGACTAACGATCCACACTTCTTTAAGATTGTATCAGAGGCAACTCAAAACAAATACAACGAGCTATCAACTGAAGATAAGACAAAAGTTCTTACAGCAGTTGAAGGTAGAGGTTACCTAACAGAATCTCAAATCAATATTCTAATGGAAGGCGCTCTAGTTGAAGTTGCTGGTCAAACAGCACCTTACTTTGTAGAAGCAGCTCCATCTGAATACAAAGAAATCTGGAACACTCTATCTGAAGCTAAGAAAAACCAACTAACAGCGCAAGCTAAGATGGTTAAACTATCAACACCATACCAGGTTGCAAACTTCTGGCAGACAAGAGACCTAAGAGAGGTTGCTCCAGTTATGGAAAAGGTTGAAATGATTACAGAATCAAAGCAGGTTGAAGAGCCAAAGAAATCAAATATTGGTTATGATGTAACTGGTATGGCAGAAGAAATTGCTAAGAGATTCAAAAAATAATCAAAAAAACAAAAAAATCATTTTTTTAGAAAATATTCTAAAGGTATAATGATATATAATAAAATCGACAAAAGGACGAAAGAAGCAAAACGTCCGAGCAAGTCGAATTAAACAACGCCTAAAAAAATAAAATAATTAAAATGGCAAATTTAATCAATGAAGCTGAAATCAGAGCAACATGGGCTCCTATCATCGAGTCTGCTACTGGTATCAACGACGCAAACAAACTAGCTTGGATGTCAGAATACTGCCACAACCACAAGCTATACGAAGAGGCATCTCTAACTTCAGTTACTCCAATGATGCTTGCAGGTATGGGCCACGCTGCTCTACCAGTTATGGGCAACGGTTCATCAGTATCAACTGCTAACGGTTCAGGTGACAAAGCTCCAACTCTTCTTCCACTTGCAATGCAAGTTGCTGCACAAACTATCGCACTTGATCTAGTTCCTGTAGTTCCTATGGCTGGTCCAATGGGTCTACTTTCTTACCTAGATTTCGTATATGACGGTGGTGCTGCAAGATCACAAGCTACGCTAAACGTACTATTCGTTAAAGCATCAGCTGCTCCAACTGATCTAAATGCTGACCCTAAGGTAGGTGATTCAAGACTAGATGGTGTTGCAATCTACAAAGTAACTCTAGAAGGTGCTGGTGATATCGCTGCGGACCACTTCCCAGTTGGTACTACACTAGAACTAGTTAAAGCTCTAGAAGATCACGTTGCTGCTTTCGCAGGTGATAACAATGGTAACCCATTCTCTAGACAAGCTGGTGAGACAACTCCAGAAAACATCATGGGTCTATCTCTATACTCTAAGTCAGTTGCTGCAGAAACTTTCCAAGTTGCTGCTGCTGTGACAAGAGAGCAAGTTCAAGACCTTAAGCAATTTGGTGTTGACGCTGTTGCTCAAGTTGAGTCAGTTCTAACTAACGAACTAACACAAGCTATCAACACGATGATCCTTTCTAAAATGAGATCTATCGCAGGTTCTGATATCGCAACTCTTGATCTAGCTCCAGCTGCAGTTTACGGCGGTGAGACAAGATCAGAAGCACACAGAAGAATCCTAACTAACATCCTAGCTGCTGCTAACGTTATCGCTAACAAGGGCAGAAGAGGTGCTGGTAACTTCGCAGTTGTTGATTGGAAGACAGCTTCAGCTCTACAAGGTATTGCTGGTTTCGTTCCAAACCCAATGGCTAACACTTTCTCACAGGTTGCAGGTGCAATTTACCCACTTGGTTCTGTTGCAGGTATCAATATCTACACTGATCCAAACCAAGCTGTTGACGGCGAGGTTCTAGTTGGTAGAAAAGGTGACGGTAACGGTTCTGGTCTAGTATTCATGCCATACCTAATGGCTGAATCAGTTCAGACAATCGCTGAGGGCACAATGGCTCCAAAGATTGCAGTTAAGTCTAGATTCGCTCTAGTTGAAGCTGGTCACCACCCAGAACTTAACTACCAGAAGTTCGAAGTAACTAACCTAGTACTTTAATCTTAATTAGATTATAAGTCCTTAATATAAGGGGTCCTTTTCGAAGGGCCCCTTTTTTATTATAATACTATTTTTCATCAGATATATAGAATAAGATATAAAATAAATTTAATAAAACATTATGAAAATTAAATTAAACGAATCTATCCAATCATTTGATGCGTTCGTGTCTGCTAAAACAACAGTAGCTACTGAAAATACAGCAGTAGATGCTTCAAGAACATCAATGATTACAGATATTGATAGTATTATCACATCTCTAGAAACTCTTTCTACACAAGTTGCTGAAGAATTAGAAGCAATGAATGATTTTGACAATATGCAAATTACAGAAGAAGAGCTAAATGAAGAAGGTGGTCTAATTGCTTGGGTTAAAGGTAAAATGCTAGCCAAGAAGCAAAAGAAAATTAATGTAATGAAGCTAAAGTCTACAGACATGTCAACTGCAGCTGCTCAAATGCAGGGTGCTGAGATGAGAGACAAGAAAGCTTATGTCATGGATAAAAAGAAAGCGCTTGACGATAATATTAAGCAAATCCAGATGATGGTTGATGATAAAGCAAAAGAAATTGGCGGCCCAGCTGTTAAGATTATCAACAAAACTAAGATGGAAGGCCAAATGGAAGTTATCAAATCACAAATTGGTAATGTTGATCCTAAAAGAGCGGCTGATATGAAAACAAGATTAGGCGATATTAAAGCTAAACACGCTGAAGAAACTCAAGCAATTGCTCAAATGAGAGACGATGCTGAGCAAAACGCTGAAACAGAAGAGGATCCAACTGCAAAGTATGATGCAAAAATTGAAGATCTTCAAGCACAAATCAAGGCAGTTGATGCATCTACAGTCCCAGGCAAGATTGAAAAAATGAAGCTTGAGTTACAACTTGCTATTACTAGAGGTGAGAAAGCGGCATTTGATGACAACGACACGACAGATTCAACAGATCACGATAAGAAAGCTGAAGATCTAAAAGCAAAAATTGCTAAGGAAGAAGAAAAGCTAGCTAACGGTAAAGTCGAAGATGAGCCAAATCCAGAGCCAACTCCAGAGCCAACTCCAGAGCCAAATCCAGAGCCAACTCCAGAGCCAAATCCAGAGCCAACTC